AAGTTTGGAATCATCAAGAAGGTTTCAACTCGTCTTGAGCTGCCAGATGGCACCAAGGTATTTGAAAAGAACATTCTTGAGAATCCAGAGAAGTACTTCACGCAGGAAATCCTTGATCAGATCAATGAAAACTGTGCAAATGAATTCTTGTATGGTAAGACGGAGGTGGCGACCGATGATAGTGAAGAAGGTTAAGGATCTCTTCAAGAAATCCATGGTCATGGACAAGGACTTTGATCTTGATCCAGACTACAAGAGCGAAGACACAAGCAAGATGGCTGCCATCAAGATAATGACTGGCAGATACAAGGGGATCACATTTTGCTTTGGTGGCATTAGGGTTGAAGACAAGGAAAACGCTGATGGAACATATACATTACACTTTGATTATGATATACTGAATCCAGGTAAACACGATCCAAAAAAGCTGGAAGGTAGCCAAGCATTTACGGATACGCTAGGAGCCATTCTAAATTCTATCATCATAGCCGGGATAGAGAGAGAAAGGGAAATGCACGATGAAGAGACTGGAAACAACTATTCTGAAGAATCTGACACAAAACGAAGAGTACGCAAGAAAGGTTCTGCCGTTTCTGAATGATGACTATATCACCGAGAGATCGGAGAAACTTGTATTCCAGCACATCAAGGAATTCATTCTAAAGTATAATGCTGTCCCGACACTTGAAGCACTTCATATCAACATCAATAATCTATCTGGTGTGAAGGAAGAAGAAGTCAAGAATGCTTCAGAAGTATTGAATGCAGTTGAACAGATAAAGGAAGAGAAAAGCGAACAGCAGTGGTTGATTGACAAGACCGAGAAGTTTTGTCAAGAGAAGGCTATCTACAATGCTGTGCTTGAGTCCATTGGTATTCTTGATGTAAATTCAAAGTCCACAAAAGACAAAGGTGCAATTCCTAAAATTCTATCTGATGCTCTAGCCGTCAGCTTTGACAGTCATGTGGGTCATGATTATCTGGCTGACTCTGATGCGCGATATGAATTCTATCATCGCACGGAAAAGAAGATCCCATTTGATCTGGACTTCATGAACAAGATCACCAAGGGCGGCATACCTGCAAAGACATTGAATGTGTTTCTTGCTGGTACTGGTGTTGGTAAGTCATTGTTCATGTGTCATGTCGCATCTGCATGTCTTGTCCAGGGATATAATGTTCTCTATATCACCATGGAGATGGCAGAAGAAAAGATCGCCGAGCGTATTGATGCAAATCTTCTCAATGTCACTCTGGATGATCTTTCAAATCTTCCTAAGGATGTGTATGACAAGAAGGTCGAGAAGGTGCGAAAGAATACGGTTGGCAAGTTGATCATCAAAGAATATCCAACTGCTTTGGCTAGTACAACGCATTTCCGCACACTATTGAATGAATTGCTCTTGAAAAAGAGTTTCCGTCCTGATATAATCTTCATTGATTATCTCAATATTTGCTGTTCAGCAAGAGTCAAGCCTGGATCAAATATCAATTCGTATACCTACATCAAGGCTATTGCGGAAGAGATTCGTGGTCTTGCAGTCGAGTTCAAGGTTCCTATCGTATCAGCTACACAGACGACGAGGTCTGGTTATTCAAGTACCGATGTTGAATTGACAGATACTTCCGAGTCGTTTGGTCTACCTGCAACTGCAGATTTCATGGCGGCTTTGATTTCTACCGAAGAGTTGGAAGCATTGAATCAGATCATGGTCAAGCAGTTGAAGAACCGCTATAATGATCCAACGAGCAACAAGAGATTTGTTCTTGGTATTGATCGTGCAAAGATGCGTCTCTATGACGTAGAGCAGTCGGCGCAAGATGACATATTGGATTCTGGTCAAAAGAAAGGAGCTGATGATAAGTTTGTTGAAAAGGTGATGAAGTCTCCATTTGGTCAAAGCAAGTTCAAAACGTCAGGATTGAAGGTGTAAAATGATTGAGAATTATTACTATCAACTCGTGCAGCAGAACAACGATACATTTACTTGGAATGTAGTCGAGACACAAACAGATCAGACAATTGCTGAATTCATGTTTGAAGATGATGCCATCGACATGGTCATGCATTTGATGAATGGTGGTGGCTTTGATGGATTTACTCCACAGTTCTTTCTGAATCCGTAACATGTTCATATTCAACACTCTGATGCTTCTTCTGAATGGCATTGATGTACCGAAAGGTAGAATCAAGGCTACGGATATGAAGAAACGAGTTGCGAATTTATTTGAAAATGTCAAATTCAATATTGAAAGAACGGATTCTCTAGAAGACGAGGATTACACTATTGCTGGATTCTATCTTGAGGAATTGCAAGAGATAGAAATTGTTTTCATTATTCCAAAGAAAGCAAAGGGATATTTCAATATAGATAATCCAAATCTATTTCGTTTTCATCTGGCACAAACGATACAGCATGAATTCATTCATCATCAGCAGTTTCTCAAGAGAGATGAATTGCAAACTGGATCTTTCTCATTATGCATGAGAGGAAATAGCGAGCAAAAATATCTCGGCGAGAGAGATGAGATTGATGCATATTCATATGATATTGCGATTGAGGTAAATACATATGGCTGGGAAGGCTCACAAACTTTGAAGATCTATCGCAAGCAATTTGATCCCAGTCATCCTGTCATGAAGAGGCTTCTAAAGAAAACATGCAAGAATCTGGGAGTGCTGAATGGACGAAAGAATTGAAGAAATGATGCGCGAAACCATGGATAAGGCTGAAAAGATGGTTTTAGAAGCAAGATCGCGCGACGAGTTTCTTGCGGTAAATGGTTCTTTGCTTGCAGTTGCACAGCGGATGTATGTTGCATACATGGGAAGCGAAGATACGGCCAAGATGTTCTATAACATAGCAGACAAGTTGGCTATAAGCAAAGACTAAATAGTTGAGTGATTCTGGAGATATGAATGACTCAATTTAGAGTAGATACGAACGAATTTTGGGGTACGAACAAGACAATCTATGAAGTTGTCATGGTTGCTGATCAATTTGGCAATCCTGTATCCAGCGGCAATCCATCTGGTATGGCTGTTGACGCATTTGGTCGAGCAAGAACAGCTCAACCCTTTACTCTATTTGACTCATCACATAGATTTGCCGATAATGGATTGTGGGCTACATCAAATTCAAGCGGCACAACGATCACATTCAATCAAAATGCCGGACTAATTGAATTGGCTTTGCCTAATACAGCAAATGCTGAGATCATTCGTGAGACGACAAAGGTATTTTCATATCAGCCAGGCAAATCACTTCAAACAATGAGTACTTTTGTACTCAATCCAGCTCAAACAAATCTTAGACAAAGGGTTGGTTATTACGGAGCCAACAATGGAATATATCTAGAACTAGATGGCTCTAGTCTATATTTTGTGGAAAGAAATAGCGTTGATGGAACATTGACAGAGACGCGAGTTGCTCAAGCTGATTGGAATGTTGATACGCTATTGGGTAATGTTGTGTCAAGTCCAACACACATCACATTGGATATAACCAAAGCACAAATTTTATTTATTGATATTGAGTGGCTTGGTCTTGGTACTGTCAGATGTGGTTTTATGATTGATGGAAGACTTGTGCATTGTCATTCATTCCATCACGCAAATTTCATTGCCAACACTTATATGACGACAGCGTCTCTTCCATTGAGGTATGAAATAAAAAACCATAATGGAGCAACTGGTAACTCCAGTCTAATGAAACAAATATGTTCTACGGTCATTTCCGAAGGTGGATATGAACTATATGGCACACAACAAGCTGTTGATATTCCCATACAATCTCCAGTCGATCTTCCGACGGCGGGAACATATTATCCTATAATTTCTCTTAGATTGAAGACATCACCAAATAGATTGGATGCGATTGCGATTCTTACTGCAATTTCACTCATGGCGATTACAAACAATGCAAACTATAATTGGAGATTAGTCGCATCTGGTACGACAACAGGCGGAACTTGGGTTAGTGCTGCAGATAATAGTTCAGTTGAATATAACATAACAGGAACATCTTTTTCTGGTGGAAGAATATTGGCATCAGGATTTACTTCGGGTTCCGTTCAAGGCCAACAGACAATTGATATTCTAAAAGAGGCTTTGTTCAAGTTTCAGTTGGAACGAAATGGTTTGACCAATACACCATATGAGATTACGCTTATTGCAGCGGCAAGTCTAAATGGCGCCGATATATTTGCATCTCTAGATTGGGAAGAAATTTCAAGGTAAGAAAATGGAATTAGTAAAATTTAGAAATCATTTATTAGAAGAAGAGATCTACGAAACAACCATTCTAATGGAGGAAGCATTAGATCAAGGTGGCGCTGGTGCGGATGCAAAAGGCAAGCTACATGAATTGCTAGTTGGCTATCATTTGCGCGGCAAAAAACATATGGAAAAATTCAAAGACAAAGATGGACTATCCCCAAAAGAAGCACATGATTCATTGAAATCAAAAGTGCATCCAGATGAATACAAGAAAATTTATAATAGAGCAAAAGAAGCAGCAGATCATATTAGACATCATGTAGAAACACATCATGGCCATAGTATTGAAAATGTTCATTGGACATCAAAGAATGGCGACATCAAGAGATCTACTGGTGTAGAATCAACGCAAAAGCAAGACGCTTCAGATATCATGATTCATGCTAAAGACAAACGTGGTAAAGTAAGATATCATGGAGTTAGTCTAAAAGTTACTGATACAAACAAGAAGCACATTCCTGTTTCAAATCCTGGAATGGCTTCAATGCATAATGCTGAACATACTCTTGAAAACCATAGAAAAAATATTCTTAGAAAATTCCCTGACATGAAAGGTATGTCTGTCAAGGAAAGAAAAGAACATGTCAAGAAATATCCGCATCTTGTTGGTGCGGGATTAAAGCACATGCATGCCAAGACACTAAACAAGATAGCAAGTGACACGCATAAGCATTTGAGTTCAATGAGTACAAAAGACCTGGCACATCATATCAAGACTCATATTCTACAAGCACATCCAACACCTTTGCAACAACAGGGTCATCATCATCTTAGACATACGACTTATAGAAGTTCTGATGGACAGAATCATTTTCACGGACTGAATCCGCACGAACATTATGCATCATACTTGACAGATCATAAGCAACTAAGTGTTCATAAAAGCGGTACAAGTTTAATTTTCAAGCATAGCGGAAAAACAATAGCAAGACAAAGAATCAAGTTTACTTCACAGAGCGATCCGCTTAGTGGAATAAAGAGTTCTGGCGATCCAAACGTGTGAGAAGTAGGAAACAACATGGCAGGAGTATCTGCAGAAAGACAAGAAACGGGTGTAGTAGACGCTATTAACAAAGCAATAAAGGCGAATGATAAAAACCCTATAACTTTAGTTGCAGGAAAAACCACTATCACAGGTGTTATCGAAGCAGAAAAATTTAAAGGTCGTCAGATCTCGGGATCTGAACCTTATACCGATGTTGTTCTTTATTTGAGTAATAAAAAAATATTAAATCTTTCTCTAAAGGGAGAAGAAGCGCCATCATTAGCTGGTGGTGGTCTTAGGGGCTTAGAAATTGCAGTTCCTGGAATAGCAAAAAAATTTATGACTGAAGCATATGAAAACCTAATAAAGGTGCAAAAACTAAAGATTGGTGATAAGGTTCCTGATGTTTATGGTAAAATATCTCCTAGGGACAAACTAAAAATTGTTGTAGGAAATAAAGCAATGGGTGGACCAATAGACTATATGTACATAGGTGAAATGAATGTAAGATCAAAATACGATAAAAAAAGAAATGTTTTAACATTTCAAAATGGAACTTTAACAGATTCAGAAACATATGCGAAAACACATAATTTGTATTTTAGATTAAGAGCCAGACGCGAAGATCAAAGATTTGATCCAGAAGCAAAAGATAATCGTGGAGTACCAAAAATATATGGCAAATCACCATCAAAAGGTGATAGTGCAGGAAGAATAGTTATAACTGACGGAACACCAAAAACCGCACTAATAGTAAATATGGTATAATCGGAGAAACAAATGCTAGACTTCAAATCATATTTGATAGAATCAGACGGACAAGGCATAGCCTCAGCAAAACATCAGGAACATCCTGAAGATGATGCTATAAGAAGTCATGAGCATTTCAAACATGCAGTTTCCGCTCTAAGAGCAGTTCATCACGCACTAAAGACTGGCAACTCTGGCGACACACATATATCAACAAAACAAGACGGCGCACCAGCTATAGTTTATGGACATCATCCAAAGACGGGTAAATTCTTTGTAGCAACAAAGCATTCAGCATATGGTTCAACG